TTACCAAAGTGTAGAGGACCAGAATACTCGCCCTATGATGTGAATTCTTTGTTCAAATTCTTCCCGACTCAAATGTTCGTCAGGATAATCGGTATTATTAAAGCTTTTAATAATAATACCGCCGTCCGGACGAGGAATTAGCTGCTTCACGCGGATCAGGTTGCCGTCACGGATAGCATAGAGGTCGCCATCGATGATAGGCGAATTATTAGCCGTGTCGATACCAACCACGTCGCCGCTTCTCAGCATCGGCGCCATGCTGTTGCCAATAACTCTGACTACGCGCGCGTTGCGCGCGTTGACGCCCATCCTGCGCAGGGTGTAGCGGCGAAACGGCAGCGCATAAATTTCATGCTCGTTCTCCGCCATTGCGCCATCGCCGCAGGCGGCCTCGACGTTAAGCATCGAGACTTCTACAAACTCGTCCCTGTCGTGGTTCATGGATTCCCACTCTTCGACCTTCAGGCTGCTGGCCTTAATTTCCGAGTCATACACTTCAGCGGATTTGACCTTGACGTGTTCGTCGCCGAACATCAGCCACTGGGGCGGTACGCTCAGCGCCTCGGCCAGCTTATCCAGATTACGCGGCGCCTTGGTTTGCCCAGACTCTATTTTATTAATCGACTGCTGGCTCACCCGGATTTTTTCCGCCAGCGTTTTTTGACTTAAGCCTAACTGTTCGCGCCTCCAGGCGACGCGTTCTGCTAACGTTTGCATAGGCATTCTCTTTGATGTAATCGGTTTGGGAAAATACAGCGAAATAGAACTCTACTATAACAACTAATTTGTGTTGATCAACCGATAATGATCGATTACTATAGTTGTACAACTTATTGTTGTTATTTTCGGGGGGATAATGGACAGTATTAAAACGACATTAGAGATGTGGGGCAACTGGGCTCGCTGCGGCGTAGGTACGGAATATGCGAAGGTTAACGTCACCTTTCAGGCGTCTTTACCGGGAGAGTCTTCGACGCTTTTTCGTTCCGATGACAAGCAGGGGATGGTGGTGGATTCCGCCGTCGCCGGGCTGCGCCATTTCGACAGTTTGGCTTATAAGCTGGTGATTGCACACTATGTTTATCGCATTAGTCAAACCAAGCTGGCCAAGCAGCTTGGAAAAGCGCAGAGCTACGTTGCGGGGATCCTACGCATTGCCGAGGCGTTTATCGCCGGGCAGATTTTCGTTCAGACGGGGGAGGTTCTTTCCGTATAGGAAAGTGATTTTTCACAGCAATTTATCATCACGATTTTTATCAAATGCCGCCGCACTGGGCGGCATTTGTATGATAGAAAGTAAAAAATAAAAGTTGTAAAAACAACTTAAAATAGTTGACTCAATCTGATTATCAGGTATAGTAAGCACTATAAAGTCACCTTTATATATCCAGACACCGAGTTTAAAAGCCCACTTATCCGTGGGCTTTTTTGTTATGGCGCTATCGCGCCTGTCCATGTCGAGCGCCTGAGTTCAGGCTTGATTCAATGACTATGCGTTCATTCAGGGCCTCCTTTGGAGGCCCTTTTTTGTGCTTTTTATACGGGGGAACTCCATGCCAATGAAAGAATTACAAAGTTATAACGTGATAAGCCACGTTCTGGTTCTGGTTATGACGCTGCTGGGCGCCGTGGCGAGCTATGCCTATAGGATCCTGAACGGAGAGGAGTTTCGCTGGTCGATTCTTTTTCTTCAGGCCATCGTGGCCGTGTTTACCGGCGCCATGGTGCTGCTGGCGGCCAGCTATTACCACTGGGCGGCCGAGTTTGCCGGCGGTGCGGCGGGGCTGGCCGGGTGGTCCGGCGCAGAGTTTATTAAGCTGCTGGAAAAGCGCTTCCTAAAGCGTTTGGGGGAAGTGCGACATGATGATTAGTCAGCAGGGCGTCGATCTTATCAAGTCTTTTGAGTCCTGCCGCCTGAAGGCCTACCTGTGCCCGGCCGGCGTGTGGACCATCGGCTACGGCCACACTTCGGGCGTGAGGCCCAACGATGAAATTTCCTCGGCGCAGGCTGAACGCTACCTAAAGGCGGATTTGGTGCGCGTTGAGCAAGACGTCCGCATTCTGGTTCGCGTCCCTCTGACGCAGGGGCAGTTTGATGCGCTGGTCTCTTTTGCCTTTAACTGCGGGACGCGTGCGCTGAGCACTTCCACGCTGCTGCGTAAGCTTAACGCTCGGGATTACGCCGGCGCCGCAGAGGAGTTTTTCCGTTGGGTTTATGCCAACGGCAAGCGCCTTGCTGGGCTAGAGCGGCGGCGGCGGTTAGAAAAGAGGATGTTTGAATCATGAATGCGCTGATTAGGCATGCCGCGCCCGGCGTCGTGATTGTTCTTCTGGGCATTGTCGTTTGGTGGGCCTTCGGCCAGATGAAATCGCTTGGCGCAAAGCTGGAACTGGCCGAAAGCGAACTGAAAGTTGAAAGAGCCAGCGTGGAAGGGTTAAGGCGCCAATATGCGCAAATTCAGGAGGTGCTGGACGATGTGGCGAAGAAAAAAAATGAAAGCGACCGCGAGGCGGGGCGACTTCGTACCGAGCTGGACGAAGCTCAGCGCACCGTTCCGTGTGCCGGTCAGCGCGTTCCTGATGCTGTTACTCTGCGGCTGTGTGAAAGAGTCTCTGCCGTCAATGCCGCTGCCGATGCCAGATAGCCTGTTGCAACCCTGCCTGGCCCCGGAGTACCGCGTGAAGAACTACGGTGATTATCCAGGGTACGTTGCCGAGCTGCTGGCGGTGATTGAGCAGTGTAACGAGCGGCTTCTGGGCATTCGGAATATTGAACGCCTGCGGTAATATTCAGGCTACTTTAGCTTGCATAACCCTGACTATTGTTTTGGTTGTGAAAAAAACAACTAAAAAGGGTTGATTCAATCTGATTATCAGGTATAGTAACCACTATAAAGTCATAAAACTGTATCTTAAACGTTGTTAAGCAAGGCCCGCATCTTTGATGTGGGCCTTTTGCTTTTTAGGCGTAGGAAGACAGGATTAGGATTTTTTGGTACGCGCTTTTCCCTATGGGGCGAAGGACTAAAGAATGCGTCGGCGCTTGCGCGGGTGCTTCCAGTCTGTCTGGGCGACGATGGATAAAAAGGGGATAAGCCTAACGTGTCCGACGTTTAGCCTTCGTTGGCGTACTGCACTTGGGCCCCGCGTTTGCGGGGCTTTTTCTTTTTCTCACTCTGTTCATTTCTGAGGTTTCCATGGCAACAACCATTGAACAGCGGTTAAAGGCGTTGTTACAGCCTTTGCTGAGCGTCAGCCTGATCGCAAAAGGGGAAGCTCCTCCGTCGTCTGCGTACGCGGAGCTGAGCGTCGTTTCTCTTACTGCGTTAGGCATGGGCGATGAGGTGGCAAAGTCCGTCGATGACGAAGGCAACCTGCTTATTCGCGGCCAGCGGCGCGCAGAGATTGCCATTCACTGCACGGGCTGCGACCCGGTTGAGGCGCTGATGCCGGTTATTGACGGGTTCAGAAGAGTTTCTGTGTCAGAGCGTTTTCAGCTGGCGCAAATTGGGGTAGAGGGGAGCCCGCAGCTTAAGACGGAAATGAAGGAAGACGCCCAGTGGACGCCGAATTCAGAAACCTACTTGAGCTTTTTCATCCACTACTCCGTGACAATCAAGGACGCCGTGAGCGTCATTGAGCGTGTTCATGCCGCCACCGACGGCGGCGATATTACTTTTAACATAACGAGGTAAAACAATGGGTTCTCTGAATCAAATTGTGAACGTAAATATTGCTCTGAGTACGACCAGCGTTGCGCGCGGCGTGTTTGGCGTTCCGATGATTGTGGCGCCGCTGACGGCTTTCTCCGAGCGCGTTCGCGTGTATCAGGATTACAACGCGGCGGTCGAGGACAATCTGCCGGCTGAGGTATTGAAGGCGCTGCAGGCGGTGTTTAGCCAAACGCCTCGTCCGCAGATGTGTAAAGTAGGCCGTCTGGACGTTAGCGCTGAAGGCGCGGTCGATGCCGCTTCTCTGGGCGTACAGCTTAGCGCTATCCAGTCTGAAGACGCCAACTGGTACGGCTTTGCGCTGACCAAGCGCGATGCCGATTTACAAATGGCGGCGGCAGAGTGGGCCGAGACGCAAACCAAGATCTTCTTTACCTCCAGCGCCGATGCGCAAATTACCGACGCGTCCAATTCGGCAGACATTCTGTCTCGCCTGATGGCCAAACGCTTCCTGCGCACGGCGGTGATTGTCGATAAGCACGCCGCCGAACAGTATCTGGAAATGGCCTGGATGGGGCGCTGCTTTACCATCGCGCCGGGCGGCGAAACCTGGGCGCTTAAGCAGCTTTCCGGCGTTCAGGCCTCCGACTGGAGTGCGACCGAACAGCAGACCATTGTGAAGAAGGGTGGCAACACCTTTGAGCGCTTTGCGCCGCAAATCTACCTGACGACGCCGGGCAAAGTGGTCAGTGGCGAATGGGTTGACGTTATCCGCTTCCGCGACTGGTTGGCCGACACCATCCAGACCAGCCTGAGCACGCTGATGATCAACCGCAACAAGGTGCCTTATACCGACGGCGGCATTGCGCTTATCGTCAACAACCTGACAGGCTGCCTGACGGAAGGCCAGCGCGTCGGCGGCATCGCGCCGGACGAAATCGACGCCGACGGCAACAGCGTTAAAGGCTTTGTTGTGACCTATCCTCGGAGCGTCGAAGTTCCGTTCCAGGACAAGGCTGCCCGCGTGTTGAACCTGTCGTTCTCCGCTCGCCTGGCCGGCGCTATTCATTTAACCAACATCGACGGCAATCTGTCGTACGAACTACAGTAATTAATCGCTAACAGGAGCAATAAACGATGGCAGCAGAATTAACTGGCACTTACAAAGGCGATCAGGTGTTTGTGACCGTTGGACCGGTACTGATTTCCGGCTTCAGCGATGGGGATGCTATTTCGGTGAAGCGTACCGCTGAACTTTACACCACCAAAGTAGGCATCGACGGCGGCGTCGCGCGCGTTCGCAGCGCGAACAAAAGCGGGACTATCGAGATCAAGCTACTGCAAACCAGCGGCGTAAACGACGAGCTTTCCAAGCTTTTCTATGTCGATAACTTTAACGAAGACGGCTCTCCGGTTCTTCCTATCAGCGTCACTGACGGCAACGGCACAACGCTGTGCTCTGCCGGCCAGGCGTGGCTGAAGGCGGTTCCCGAGCTGGCGTTCGGCGATTCTATTGGCGATCGCACCTGGACGTTTGAATGCGCTGACCTGAAGCTGTTCGTCGGCGGAAACTGAATAGCTTAAGCGGCGGATGACTGACCGGCGCCAAACGGCGCTTTTTTATCGTTTAAATTTCGTTACCGGGGGCATATGCCCCCTTTTCTATGGAGAAAACAGATGCACGTTGAGACCTTTATTATCGGCAATCGCGAATTTACCGCGGGGAAAATGAATGCGTTTGACGCCGGGCGTCTACTGCTGAAGCTTAAATCTATCGTTGCTCCAGGGCTTGCGCTTATCGGACGGGAGAGCGGCGTTCAAAGCGCTTCTATTCTTGAGCTTTTCTCCGGATTGGATGAGAAAACCCATGAAGATGTGCTGTTTCCCATTTTAGCGGCAGCAGGGACTTACTCAGTGGAGAACAAGCGCAAGATCGCCTCGCCGACCGATATGAACCTCTGCTTTACCGTCGATAACCTGCTCGACTTTTATCTGCTGGTATGGGAGGTGTTAAAGCTTAACTTTGCCCCTTTTATCGAGCAGCTGGGCAGCCGCTTTGGCGCCCTCGATACCGAGGTCGAACAGCAGTAGCCGAGAGCGACGGCTGCGGTGAACTGTGTCCTTCTCTTTAGGAAGAGCTGTGGATATGGCGGCCTATCATGGCCAATCTGGTCACGCTGGAGGCCGTTAAGTCCGGCGCGGTTTGCGTAGAAGATTTGTTAAAAATCAATGCGCTGTTGGATATGCGTGAAGACATGCAGCTCCAGGCGCAACAGGAGAGCCGTAAATGAGTGCTCAGGCGACAATATCGTCAAATCATATCGCCATCTATAACTCGCTGTCGGTAACGCTGGAGAAAATCGTTAAGCAAATAACGGTAGTAAATCAGAAGATTTCTCAGGTCAACATTGAGAATCGTCTAATTTCATCAAAAGCCGTTAACGTGATTAGCGTGCGCGTTGGAAAAATCAACGCCAAGCTTCAGGAGTCAGAAAAGAAGACTCAGTCGTGGGCGGAGAAGATCTCAGCTGCTTCCGGTAAGGTGCAGAAAGGGTTTTCGACGCTCAACGGCTGGTTCGGCGGCAAGCTGTCTTTAACGGCGATGGCAAAAAGTGCAGGCGAGCTGCAGACGCTGCAACAGAGGATTAAGGGACTTCCTCAGGTCTTTTGCGACTCGGCTGACGGCATTTATTTTTTAACTCAGGAAGCCAATAAGGCGCGTATGCCAATGAAGGCTTATGGCGACGCCTATGTGGCGCTGGCGAAAAACAGCAAGTCCCTGCTCAAATCACCTAAAGCGGTAACCGATACGTTAAACGCGATGTCCAACGCGCTCAGGCTGGGGACGGGAAGTTCAGAAGAACAGGCATCGGCGCTGAGCGCACTGTCTTCATCCTTCAAAAAAGGGAAGATCGATGCCGAAGCGATGGGCGGCTTTCTTTCAAAGCTCAGTGAGAAAACCTTGGGTGATTTAGCCCATGGTATAGGAATGTCGAGCAAGCAGCTTTTGGCCATGGCGAAGCAGGGGAAGATAACCGGCGTTCAGCTTGAACAAGGGCTGAAAAAAGCGGCGCCCAGTCTGCAAAAAGGCGTTGATAGCCTGCCGATGAAGTGGGACGACGCGGTAACCAAAGTTGGTAACCGCTGGGACGAGCTGCTTTTTGCGCTGGAGAATAAAAGTGGCCTGATTACCAAAATCTCCAATCTGTTTATCAAAGGGTTTGACCTGGTTGAGAGGTCTATCGACTGGCTGATCGTCAAATGCGGCGGCGTAGACAATGCCCTGATGGCCATCGGCAGCATTATCGGCGCGGTATTTGCCGGTAAAACGCTTCTCTCTATTATCAGCGTTATCTCCTGGCTCGGAAAGGCGTGGCCGGTACTGTCTACGTTGTTGTCTCTTATGGGAAAATTTGGTCCCGTGATGACGATTGCCAGAGCGGGTCTTATGAGACTGATACCGGCTCTTGCCGGTATGAGCTGGCCGCTCACGCTTCTTATTGGACTGGTCATTGCACTGTACGACGCCTATCGCTGGATCAGCGGCGAAGACTCCTATATCGGCAGCCTGATTGGCCCTTGGGAAAACTATCTGGCTTCGCTGATGCAGGTGTGGGAAGGCATTAAAGCCGTCTTCTCCGGTATCGGTGAAATGGGGCAGGGGATCGGCGAGATATTCAGCGGTCTTTTCGAAATGGATGGTGAAAAGATCAAAGCCGGTTTTGAACAGCTGTTTTCTGGCCTGATGACCGTTGTCGACGGTTTTGCTGAAATGGCTAAGGGAGCCTTTGACTATATTGTTGACCCGTTTATGGCGGCCGGTTCGAAAATTATGGGCTGGCTTGGATTTGGCGACGACGAGGAAAAGGCGGAAGAACCAGCGGGAAAAAGCGCTGGCGACGGTGTTCGTAATGTCTCCAGGCGCTTGGCGAAACCCGAACCGGGGCTGCAACAAATGGTTGCCGACGGCAATCTGGGTTTGCCCAATCTGTCCGCGGCACAGACCGTTGCAGTGACGACCAGCAATCAGCCATCGATTACCAGCAATCAGCAAATCAATCTGCAGGTTACCGCCAGCTCGCCTCAAGAGCTTGCTAACTCGCTTAAAGAGGCCGTTGTTAAAGGTGCCGAGGAAGGCAATCGGAAACTGGTTCGCGATGTTAATGGGGGGATGACCTGATGAGCAACATATGGGGCGTTTTGGCGAAGTACTTAAATAACAAAAACAGCGTCGTCACGCTGGACGGTGATTTCTTTAATATGGAGTTTGAAGTGATCACCAGCGAAACCCATAGCTGGACGGCGCAGACTACCAGTAACCCAGTGGAAAAGGGCGAACCCGTAAGCGATCACGTTCAGCGCGAGCCGGATACGTTGCAGATAAACGGCATTATTAGCAACGCCTCCGTCAGGGGCAAGCTTGGAACGCTGCTTGACCGAATGGCGGATGGCTTAAGCCTGGAGTCTCCGGTTCAGCAGGCGTTCGATAAGCTCTATGCGCTGATGGAAGACAAGCGCCCAATGACGGTTTATACCCAGTATAAAATTTATTCCGATATGGTGCTGACCAGCCTGAGCATTCCTCGTTCACCGGAGTCGGGGGAGAGCATTGAGTTTAACGCGACGTTTACGCACGTACGCTGCGTGTCCACCATGCTGGTGAGCTCGGAAGACGCAGGGATCAGTTCGGAAAACGCGGAGTCGGAAAGTTCTTCTCGCCAGTCGTCGTCAGAAGCGAATCGGGGAAAGGTGCCGACAGAACCGGTTAGCCAGGACATTGAGGCCGATGCCGACAGCACCTATCAGTTTGGCACCTGCGGACCAGATGGCTGTCAAACCGTGGATACTGGCCGGCAGGACTGGGACAAATAAACGGAGTGCTCTATGGCGCAATACATCAAAATCCCTCTCATTGCGGGTCAGGCGGATCAACGGCTGGACGTGACGCTGGACGGTGAAACTTTTTCACTGCGAGTTATTTGGAATGAGCTTCACGGCTATTGGTCAATGAATATTTACCAACGGAATAGAGAGCTTATTATCAGCGGCGTTAAGTTAGTTAAAAATATACCGCTTATCGCAAGATATAACCTCAAGTCTCCCGCCGGAGACTTTATTTTTTATGATAACAACAGTGGAAAAGAACGCCCTGATTTTGATTCTTTAGGAAACGATCATCTACTGCTCTATCGTAACTATAAATAACTACAACGCCTGAATTTTTCTTATTAAGGAATAGCGATATGTTATTTAACCGTGTCGCTGAATTAATCGTGGGCGAGCCTAGCGGTGAGGCCGTTATTATTCGCGACTTACGCTTTTCTTTTTCAATTGAAAAAGATAATGACAAGGCGGCTAATAAGCTGACCTTAAAAATCTATAACATGAATAAACAGACCCGCAGCGTCGTTGAGCGGGTCAATAATAACGTCATCTTCAAAGCGGGCTATGAGCACGATATCGGAGCGGTGACGATTTTTACTGGTTCGGTGGTCAGCGCTTGGACCGTTAGTGAAGGCAACGACATTATTACCGAACTGTCCGTACGCGACGGCATTTTGGCGTTAAGAGACACCAAAATTTCTCTTAGCTATTCGCCGGGAACTTCAGCGCTGAGCGTGCTTGACGACGTAATGGCGTCATTCTCTATTCCCGTCAAGCCGCTGCCCAAAAGCATTACTGATAAAGCCTATTTGCGAGGATATTCATTTTGCGGAAAGGCCGAAACGGCAATGAACGAGGTTTGCCTTTATCTGGGGCTGACCTGGTCAATTCAAAATAACGAAATTCAAATTCTGGATAAGAGCAATCCTTCCGGCGATGAGATTGTCGTTTTGACGCCCGATAACGGCCTGATCGGCGTGCCCGAGCGGGTGGTGGACTCCACGCGCAAGCAGTCTCAGGGGGAAAGCTCGCCGCCGTCCGGCATGGTGCTGTCGGAGAGCCGAAAGGAAGGCGAGCATTTTCAAATAGACGGCTACAACGTGAAGTGCCTTTTGCAGCCTCGCCTTTATCCGGGCTGCTACGTGGGGCTTGAAAGCCACGTCCTGTCGCTGGACCCGATGGTCGATGCCGACGCCACTGAACGGCCGAGAATGTTTTTTCGCGCCGAAACCGTCACGCACAGCGGCGATAGCCACCAGGGCGAGTGGCTGACGGAATGCCAGCTCAAAGCGGTAGACTAAGGAGAACACATGGCTGAAAACAGTAATTTACTCCAGGCGCTCCAGTCGCTGATTCAGACCGAGAATAGCCAAATCAATACGGCCGTTGACGGTATTATTGAGAGCTACAGCGCGGGCATCGCCAGCGTAAAGCCCATTCCGCAAAAGCGGTTTAACGACGGCAGTCAGGTCGCTTACCCCGTCATCCCCAACGTCCCCGTCATGTGGCCCCGCTTCGCCGGCGACAAAGCGGGCGTGAAGGGGCCGGTACGCCCAGGGGACAAGTGTCTGCTGGTGTTCTGCCAGCAGGCGGTGGACGGCAGCGACGACGAGCGGCGCTTCTCTCTTAACGACGCCTACTGCATCGTCGGCGGATTCGGCGCGGCGACTGAACGCGGTGCGGAAAACGACCAGATGCAGCTTTACTTCAATGATGCCTACGTGGCTCTGACCGAGGACGGGAAGCTTTTGATCAACGCGCCGGCCGGCGTCGAAATCACCACGCCGGAGACGATGAACAAGGGGCTTTTGACAACCGTTGGGCAGCTTAGCTATCAGTCCGGCATGTCCGGGCGCGGCGGCGCCACCATCAACGGTACGGTCAAAGCCACCGGCGACGTTCAGGGCAGCGGCATTTCTCTTATTCAACACACCCACCGTGAACACGATGGGCCATCGACGGGACCCGCGCAATGATCGATCTAAAGCTTGACGCCTCAGGCGATCTCGACCTGCGTCGTAACGATCTGACCTGGGTAGACGGCGCCGAACGGGTGCATCAGCAGCTACAGATAAAGCTGAAGCTGTGGCGCGGAGAGTGGTTTTTAAATACCGCTTTCGGCACGCCGTATCTTCAACAGATCTTAGGCAAGCAGATAACTCTCAACGGCGCGCTGGCCGCCCTCAAAAACAGTATTCTTGAGGTGGACGGCGTACGGGAGATTGCTCAATTCAACTATGACTTTGACCGGCAGACGCGCTTACTGACAGTGCAGTTTGCCGTCAAAACGCCTTATGGTTTGGTCAGCTACAAAGGTAACTAAAAATGGCTTTAACAAAAGAGGGCTATGCCGTTAAGAGGCTGGCCGAACTAAAAAAAGAGTATGACCGCCTGCTGATTAACCGCTTCGGCCCCATCAACACGCAGCCAGATTCGGTTATCGGCCAGTTGGAGGGCATCTGGGCCGAGGCGCTGGCCAACATTTACGAGCAGGCGCAGGACACCTACCACGCCATGTATCCGTTCAGCGCCGAAGGCGTATCTCTGGACGGCGCCGTGTCTTACGTCGGCATTACCCGATTTGCCGCGACGGCGACCTGGACGATCGCCGCCGTGTATGGTCGCGAATCGACGCTATTGAAAAGCGGCGCACAGGCCTCTGACGGCGTTCAGCGCTATCAGAGCGTGCTGGACGCCGTTATCAGCCGGGCAAACGCCATTGATACGCTGATTGACGTGGCGGTGCAAAACGGCGCGGACTACGTGCTTAACGTGAACGGTACGCTTATCAGCTACGTGAGCGGCCTAAACGCGACGCTGGAAGAGATAGCCTCAGGGCTTGGCGAACAGCTCAATCCTGAAGCGATTCGCTACGAGGTTAAGGATAAGAGCCTCAGGGTCTTTGCCGCCGACGGCGTTACGCCGTTCGCCCTTTCGGTCGGCGAGCGGATGCAGTTTAGCCGCATTGGTTCTCCCGCCCGCTTTGTGGCGATGAACGAAGGGCGTAAGGTGCTGCCGCAGGGGGCTCTGCGGGAGATCGTCACGCCGCGCAGCGGCTGGGACGAAGTGTGTAACCTGATTGAAGGCGTTACCGGGCGCGAACGGGAGAGCGACACCGAGCTGCGCACCCGCTTTGAGCAGTCCCGCCAGTCGCTGGGTTCCGCGACCGTGAAGGCCATCCGCGCGCGGTTGATTCAGGACGTGTCCGGCGTTAGCGAAGTGCGGATCTTTGAGAACCGAACCAACCAAACCTCGGAAGACGGCATTCCGCCGCACGCCTTTGAAGCGCTGGTGGTGGGCGGCAGCGATCAAAGCGTCGCCGACGCGCTGTGGAAGCACAAGCCGGCCGGTATCGAAACCTACGGCGCCAATTCCATGCTGGTTAAGGATGAAAACGGCGACGGCCAGCGGATTTGCTTCTCGCGCGCAGCGCAAAAGTACGCCTGGATCCGCGTGCGCGTTACCGGCCTGTATGACGAAGAGGCGCTGCCGCAGGACGTTATCAGCACTATCAAGCGGTCGGTGATGAGCTATGGCGAAACCCTGAGTATCGGTGAGGACATCATCCTCCAGCGCATGCTGGGGCCGATTTACGCCAACACCACCGGGCTTTCACAAATCACCATTGAAGCCGCCGTGACCGAGTCGCCGGACGCATCGCCTGACTACGGCAGCGATAACATCGCCATCGATAAGCGCAGTACGGCGGTGTTTGACGACGCCCGGCTGGAGGTTATCGGCCTATGACCATTCCTTTTAGACAAACCGCGCTGTCGCGCCTGGTCGGGCAGTTTCACGACAAAGAGAAGGTGAAAGGGCTGGTGGAGTCGATGGTCGCGCCGCTGGAAGCGATATCCGACGATTTGGATGCGATCAAGCACCGGCGCTGGGTCGACACCGCCGAAGGCGCTCAGCTCGACGGCTGCGGCTATATCGTCGGCGTGGCTCGCCAAAGCCGCGGCGACGAAGAGTATCGCACCGCCATCAAGTCGCGCATCCTCAGCAACAGCTCCCGCGCCAGGCCGCAGGACCTGATTGAAGGCGTTCGCTTTTTGACCAAGGCGACGGAGGTTCAGTATCTGGAAAGCTACCCGGCCTGCGCGCTGCTGTTTTCCAACGGCAAGACGGTGCCGCAGGGCAGCCAGGCTATCCTGCAGGACATCGCGCCGGCGGCGATTGAAAACGTACCGCTTATCGTCAGCTACGGTCGCACCGAGCCTTTACGCACCGGGCGGCTGTCGAATCCGTCCGGCCTGAGCGTGTCGAACGAGCAGGGCGACGCCGAGCTGCAGGTGAATAACGAAGGCCTGAGTGTGAGCGGCAGCAACCCCATCGGCTCCGCCCGCCTGAGCGGCATGGTGCCGGCAAAAACGCCGCTGTTGGCCAATCGGGCCAAAATCCGCGCTGCCAAGGGCATATTGGCCGTCAGTACAACTTATGAGGTGTTCGATAACGGATACCGTTTACCTGGAGTATTTCAATGACTACGTTTGCAGAAAAGCACATCGTCTTCCCCGACGGGCAGATTAACGTCGTCCCGCTGCCGGAAGCGATTATGCGCAACGGCTTCACGCCGGAAACCCGCGACGCCCCCGGCATGCCGCTGCCGGCCCAGTATCTGAACTGGCTGATGCGCGACCTTTACCGCCACGCCAACGAGCTAAAGGAAAAGAGCGAAGCGCTGGCCAGTCGCGTGATCCCCGCCTGGATGCCGATCCCCTGCCCGATGGAAGAAGCGCCGGAAGGCTACCTGAAGTGCAACGGCGCGGCGTTTGACAAAGAGCTTTATCCCGAGCTGGCGCAGGGGTATCCGTCGGGCGTGCTGCCGGATTTGAGAGGGGAGTTTATTCGCGGGTGGGATGATGGGAGAGGGGTGGATGTGGGGCGGGAGGTGTTAAGTTTGCAATCTGATGCATTGGAAAATCATGCACATGGATTGACAATGCGAACTGGAGCCGCCGCTTCTTTGCTTACAAAAAATATGACGACTGGCGATTATGGGGTAATCCAATATCCAGCAGCCGGAGCTGGAGATGGTGGTTCAATGTCGTCGACATATAGCGTAGGAACTATTGGGGACTTTAGGTCTTTTGGTACAGATATTCAGCTAACGAAAGGCTCTGCGGCTGCCGAAACCCGTCCTCGCAACGTTGCGTTCCTATACATTGTGAGGGCTGCATAATGGCGGACGTTCAGTTTAATGACTTAGGCTTTGCTAAATTAACTGGAATTGTTCATCTGTATCACGTTGCCCCATATTCAGGAGAGTTTCTTTTTGAGTCGGATGAATGGGTTTCTGTTGGTGTGGGCATTCCTGCTTATAGCTGTATTGATGTCCCGCTTTCGGCGAAACCCGGCTTTGCCGTTTGTCGAATCAATGATAATTGGGAATATGTAGAGGATCATCGTGGTGTAGAAGCCTATTCAACCCAAACTCAGAAACCTATTGAGATCACGATGTTAGGGCCGTTGCCCGCTGACGTAACGACACTTCATCCAGCGACGCCTTTTGATTGTTGGAATGGCGATAACTGGGTAACCGATGAAGCGGCAAAGCATCAGGCCGAGGTTGAAGCCGCCGCTCGGCAAAAGCGCGATTTGGAACAGAAAGCCAACGCGGCGATTGAAACGCTAAACGACGCAATTGAGCTGGGGCTGGCTGAACAGGGCGATGAGGATATGCTGAAGGCCTGGCGGGCCTACCGCGTTAAGCTGTCTCGTGTCGGCGTTCAGGCTGCGCCCGGTGTCACTTGGCCCGCACTTCCTGCCGACTAGTTTATTTCTTCTTTCTTAAAAGTCTTTTTGAACAACAAACAATCTCCGATTGCCCGACGGCGGCTACCTGCCGTTGGGCATTGAGCGGCGATTTTCTACAGGAAACCGCAAAGGAAATACTATGGCCTTAACCCTTGAACAGGAGCTGGCGCTGTTGGCGCTGCTCAGCGAGAAAAAAACCACCCTATCGGAGCTGCCCGCCGCCACCGGGCTGGGCGCTGACGATTTGATGTTAACGCGTCAGGGTATTATTGATAAATCGATAACCGGCGATGTGTTAAAGCGCTACGTTATGCCGCCTGATGCGTCATTGACGACGTCTGGTATTGTAAAACTAAACAGCAATGTTAATAGTCACGATGAAACAATGGCGGCGACGCCGAAGGCGGTGAAAGAGGCTTACGATCTGGCAAAAAGTGCATTGGATTACCCAGTTGGTGCCCCCATACCTTGGCCGTCCGACACTATCCCTGAAGGCTATGCGGCGATGGTGGGACAGGCGTTTGATAAAGCGCTCTATCCTCAACTGGCAAAGGCCTATCCGTCCGGCGTTTTGCCCGATATGCGAGGCTGGACGATTAAAGGTAAGCCGGAGGCCGGGCGGGATGTGCTTTCGTATGAGATGGATGGGAATAAGACCCACACGCATACGGCGACCGTTTCAAATACGGATTTGGGGACGAAGACGACGTCGTGGTTTGATTACGGAACGAAAACTACGAATATATCGGGTAACCATACTCATACTCTTCAAGGAAGAAATGGGTCGGATACTGCTGGGCCATATACAGGTGGGGCGAACACATATAGTGAACCAAGAACAACAAATAGCGCTGGTGCTCATACTCACACGGTGGCGATTGGTTCCCATGCTCACACTATAGCGATTGGTAGTCACGGTCACTCAATAACTATAAACACGACAGGGAATATAGAGACTACTGTTAAAAATATCGTATTTAATTATATAGTGAAATTAGCTTAAAACTGTCGATATAAATATTTTTTGTCAGTTATTGATTAATAATTTTCTATTTTATAGGTATTCCAATTTTTCAAATGTTCAGTATAGGTATCCGATAATATAAGGAACTAATATGGCCTTAACTCTCGAACAAGAGCAGGCTCTTCTTGCCCTGCTCGATGAACAAAAACTAACGCTTTCAGAACTCGATTCTGCGAGTGAATTAAACGGCAGCGATCTCATGCTGGTTCGCCAGGGGATTTTAGATAAATCCCTCAAGGGCGAAACGTTAAAACGCTACGTTACTCCGCCCGCAGCCTCACTGATAACTTCTGGACTAACCAAATTAAGCAGCGCCGTAAACAGCAGTGATGAAGGTATTGCGGCAACGTCTAAGGCAGTTAAATCAGCTTATGATTTGGCCGGAAAGGCGCTGATGAAAAAGTCCAATTTAGCGGACTTAACAAACGTGGCTGAGGCTCTTACAAACCTTGGTTTAATGGAATCCAGATTCACTGGATGCGCTGGAGATTCTCGCAATTTGCAAATCAGCATCGCCAATGCCTCGGCAATAGCTACGTTGACAGCCGACATAGTCATCGTTGGCGAGCCTCTCGCGGGGCGGCAATACCGGATTTCTGCCGTTAATAAAACGCTCAATCTTTTAACGGTTGGCGCTGGCGGCATTGATACCGGAATTGCGCCGAAAAACGGCTGGGTGGCTCTCTATTTGATTTTTAACCCGTCAACTGGCAACTCTGCTTTACTCGCCACGGATACAACCTCAGTTATCGCGCCAACTATTTACGCCGGGGTAAACTTGCCCGCCGGGTACACCGCGAGCGCCCTTGTGTCGGTATGGCGAACTACTAGCACAGGTCAATTTAGGAATGGATATCAAAGGGGGCGCCGATTTTCGACGCCACCATCGCATGTGCTCGTTACGACAGCTAATCCGGGCGGGTACACGTGGGTAGGTATGTCTGCACAAGCCCCAAAAAATGCGATTTCGGTTACGGGCTATGCGTTTTGTAACTCAGGAGACGGAGGCGGAAGTGCGACGCTCAGGATAGCCGCCGATGCTAACGGTGTGGGTTTTTTTCAGGCGTATGCTGGGAATTCAGGGCCGATGGGGGGGGACATACAGTTTGAGATTCTGATGTCGCAACCTCAAACCATTTATTACGATTTCTCATGGTCCACGCCGGGAGTATCAAACGCCACAATTGGTGTTAGCGGATATACAATTTAAATATGTTAAATGGGTGATATATGATTACTTATGTTCAATTTTCTGATGAAACAGAAACCTAAATAATCAATGTTTTCGGTTCGCCGCAAGACCCTACTATTTACGAAAATCTAGGTACAATCGACGATGACGACCCGCGTCTATTGGAATTTAAATCCAAGTTTCTAGTCCTTCCCGAACTTAGGCCGTAATGTCTACGGCCTAAATTATTGAATGGCCTACTCAGCTGGAGATAACGGCCAGTTAACAGGAACGGCGGCGGTATCGACGCGAGTTAACAGTACACGATATCGCCGCCATTCATCGTAACGCTGGTGCTCGGCGGGAGTGGCCATGCTGAATTCGACAGCATCGGCCAACATCGCGATAATCACGTTTGCGGCCTGTAGCCGCGCTAGCTTCTCGCCCTCAGCTGCTACATGTAGCTCAGCACCCGTTAACTCAGGCTCTGGCGGTGGCGAAAATTTCCCGTCTTGATATATCCAGCCCGGCCCGGCGGCGTCGACTTCTACAACATATAAGCCCGTGATATCAAACGCGCTGGTATCATCCGCAATAACAACGTTTTCAACGATGCCTTGTCCATTTACGATTGCGTATTTCATTATGCATACTCCCACACAATAACCCGTCCAGGCCCGCCAGAAAACCCGGCCTTGGCTGGCTGATTTTGAGTTGTATATGCAGAATTCCCACCGGCTCCGTAGTTTCCCCCCATGTGGGTAAACGGGGGATAGGATAATAGTGCCGACCCATATCCTAATGAGACTGTCGTGGACATTGTTGGCGAGGGAGTCATGGTTTTTATCACTATGCCGCTACTAATTACTGGTTGAGGTGCCTCGCGCGCATTTGTTGCTGCCTGATATATGTTGGAGGGATCCATATCTGATTGTCCCCGACCAGCACCTATACCGCCGGGGCATGAAAAATATGAACCAAATGACGTAGTACCTCCATTGTTTCCGGCTGCATTAACAACGCCCGCCCCGCCCGCGCCGATAATGACAGGTGCGGCAGATGGGGTGTCGATTAACACTTTTGCATAAGCTCCATTTGTTCCACAGCCAGACATTGAGACTCTAGCTGTTGTAGTTGCACCAACTCCACCTGATGCCCCACCGCCGCCTATGGCTTCAACGATAATTCTTTTCGTCCCTGCAGTTGGTGTATACATACCGGACGTATCAAAAAATTGTACATTTAGGAATCTGCCGACGTATCCGACCGCGTCTCCCAAACCAAGGTTTGTAAGAATGCCTTCCCCACCCACATTTGCCACAATAAGCCTCTTCAATCCAAAAACAGGACGCTGAAAATGGCAATCATCGGCTACGTTCGGGTTTCAACTAATGAACAAAACACCGAACTACAGCGAAAGGCGCTTGAGTGCTTAAACTGTGAGCATATTTTCGAAGATAAAATGAGCGGTAAAAAGGCCGACAGGCCTGGGCTAAAAAAGGCGCTGAGGCAGTTGAATTCGGGCGATACTCTTGTCGTGTGGAAGCTTGACAGGCTTGGGCGGTCAATGCGTAATTTGGTGTTGCTGATTGATGAACTGCACCTGCGGGGCGTGCACTTTCGCAGCGTCACGGACAGCATTGATACCTCTTCGTCCATGGGGCGGTTCTTTTTCCACGTGATGGGCGCGCTGGCGGAGATGGAGCGCGAGCTTATCGTTGAGCGAACGAATGCGGGGCTGGCCGCCGCTCGGGAGCAGGGGAGGATTGGAGGACGAAGGCCAAAGCTAACGGCAGAACAGTGGGAGCAAATAGGCCGCTTAATTGAAAAAGGCCACTCTCGCGCAGAGATTTCCCGTATTTATGACATATCCGAAAAAACAATCTATAAATACCATCCGGCAAAAAACTTCCCGCCAATAAAATAA